TTACTTCTAAGTACAAATATTTTAAATCTAAAATTTCTGGTACAATACCTGCAACAGAATACTTTTTCAATTTTGTTTTAATATTCTCTTTTATCAAATTTGGAATAAAATCTCCAAATCTTGGTTTAATACTAATGAATACCTTACCATATTGTGGTGGAACTAATTCTTCTCCACCAAAAACAGAGATTGATTCAGTTTCTGGATAAATTCTTGCTGGAATGATTGTTTCATAATCATTTGCAGTTAATGCTCTATTTTGAGATGCGTAAATTCTTGGAGCAAACTTTTTAATTGATTCTACACCTTCAATAGATTCTCCACCAGATGAAGATATTCCAGTCGATAATTGGGAAATTCCATTTGTTACAGTATATTCTTGAGAATTTCTTACATAAACCAATCTACCAGCAAAAACAAAAGAACTTACTCCATTTGCAGCATCACCATTAGATGTAATATAATCTACGGCAATAAAATTATTATCCTCAAGTTTGTTTCCAAAAATACCATCACCAAAAATAACTTGATATCTCTCATCATCAACTTCTTGTAGATAGTATACTTTTGAATTTGAATCAATATCAAAAAGACTATCTTGACGACTATATTTTACACTTCTAGATGATTGTTGATTTGGATTTACTGAAATATTAATTAAATCAGTGTCAACCCCAATATTAGGAAGAATAAATTTTTGATTAGGATTTCTTGCGCTATATGTAAAATTTGATGTTAATAAATTACCTTCGTAAATTGATATATTAGAAAAATTTGCTTCTCCATTAGATACAGGAACTGTTATATCTTCTAAAATTGAGTATACAAATGATTGATTACCAAAACTTCCAGAAGACGTTGCTACAGGCCCCTTCTTGAGAGTTATAGTTGATGGTGTAGGTGTTATGTTTGATGTATCAATAAAGAAACTGATAGTTGCCGCAGCAGCCTTTCTTGATTTGGGAAGATAACCAATATTTCTTGCTAAAGATACGACATTCTCTCTTAATGTCGCACTATCAATAAACACCTCATTTGCGACCATGTTCGCATTATATGAAGTGATGTATGTATTATATGCCAAGACATCAAGAATGGTTGAAAGGTTGGACCCTTCAAAGTCATAGTCAGTAAAATTAGAGTTCTCTTTTAGATATTCTCTAAGTGTTGATTTAACCTGACCAAAGTCTAGGTTTGTGTAGTTAGCTAATGGCATTTTTACCTAGTTTGTTGCAAAACAAATTGTAAATCTTGTGGTGGAACATCTGCTCCAATTATATTATATACAATTCTCACGTTAAATTCATTATTATCAAAATTAGGTTCTGCTTTTACATCTAACAAATCAACCCTTGGTTCGAAATTTGTAATAGACTGCCTAATTTCATCTATAATCAATGATGCAGAAATATCATCGACATTATCAAATAAAGCGTTACTAATTCTGGATCCAAAAGTTTCATTGAAAAATTTTTCACCAGGAGTAGTAAATACGATATTTCTTAATGAGCGAGCAATTGCTTGTTCATTTTTAAGCGCAATAAGATCATCAGTCAGAGGATGTCTCTGAAAAGTCATACTAATATCTTTAAATCCTTGACTTATCCTCTCTAAAGGCACAAAAATATTGCGATTATAACTTATTTATTAGAGTATCAGATCAAAACTCGTTGAGTGTCATCGGTTCAGTCTGAGAAACTACCTCATCAACTATAAAAAGGTCAGTTTCTTCAATAGAATCACGTTTTTTGGGCGTTTGATTGTCATTTGCAATTTCACGAAGCATCTTTTGATGCTGATCATTAGCTAAGTTGTCTAAAAAGTCTGTCATTTTTAAAAATTGGGGGTTTCTTTTTCTGTATCACTATTTAATTCACTAGATTCTCGCTCTTTTGCTGTTTTCCAAAAATATTCGTCTTCACGACCCATTCCAAGTCTCTCAAAACCATTTTCAACTTGGTAATATTCGGTCGAAACCTTAAAATCAGGCATTTTTGGTTCAACAGGTGTTAAACTATTATCAAAAATACGCATTCTGTTATTTGGATACAGTGCATATTGTCCATTATCTAATTCGATTAGATTATGTGACTTATGTTCAGCTGGATTTTCACTTGTTGCATAATCAATCACATCAGGATCTTGATGATAGTTATCTAATGTACAAACATATGTACCTTTCTGTGTACCAAAGTCTCTTGTATACAATTCATAGTCCATACTACCAATAAATTGCTTACATATTGCAACAACACCATAATCCATACAGTTCCAGAACTGTAGGTTAGGAAGGTCCATATCGGGGTCTGGGACCTCCGGAGACGAGAGGAACGCACTAATAGGTAGTTTATCATACATTGCGGCATATTCGGGTAAATACGTCTCAAAATAAAAAGTGCGCCCAGGCATCGATTTACACGATACCCAAACGCCTTTAACAAATTCACCATGACCACTTTGATGGTCAGTTAGATATTCTTTACGTACCCATACTTCCACTGCAGGAAGATTACATATAAGTGCAGCCATGATGTATTCATATAACTATACTATTTACCTTGTCCGCGATAACGCTTCTTTGCCCCATTACGAGACGACGCGGCGTACTTAGTGTGCTTACCATACCCTTGACGAGTTTTTTTCGGATGAGCTTCAACAAACTCTCCACCTGATAATGATTTACTTCTTGCTGCCATAATAATCTCCTAATCAAATAACACGAGTTTTTTCATGACCCACACGAATACGAGGATCACACCAGATCTCATATCCCATCTCTTTAGCATCTAAACAGAATGAGACATCCTCACCACACATGTCCTGAACACTCCCACTCTCAAAGACTTGCATCTTAGGTGCAAACCAGGGGTATTCCATTTCTTCAAAGACTCCCTTCTTAATTAAGACCCATCCAAATCCTGTATAATCAACAGTAAATGGTTTGCGACGTTTTGAGATTGATTCGACAGTTTCGTGATTCATCACTCCACCATTCTTACGGAAATCATCTTCTTCTAACCAATGTGCGACTGATGTTGTGACGCCATCTTCTGTAGCATACCACCCTCCGGTAATACCGCGCTCTTCTCCTTCTGCTGGAACACTTAAGTCACACAACTGCCAGAACTTGTTTGTATCAAATACAATATCACTATCAATCCATAACTGATAATCATACTCTAACTTTCCATCCCATGGAATTTGCTTAGGTCCTCGTAATACATTCGCACCTAAACATTTGCATCGTGCAAAGTTTACCATGGAACTATAATCTTGACTGATCTGAATACTCATTCCATTCTGTACCATATCAAAGCACAGTTGTACAAAGTTCTTCAGAAATGTAAATGAACATCCACGACCAGGTAGACAAAAAACAATCGTCTTGCCTTTCATCCTTTCCTTAATAGCCGCAATGTCCCACTCTTCTGTTGTCTTTGGTTTGGGGGCAGTTGCCTTTACAGTAAATCCTTTTGCCATAACGTGTTGGTTACTTCAGTTCAATTATAACTCGTATTATGTAGTATGTCAATAACTATCTGACCCATCTGGTTCTGTAGAAGAAACCCTACCTCCCCCATATGATCTCTCTATCTCCTCATATGATAAATCCTCAATGTTATAGTCGGTATGCAATAAACCAACCATCCCATTGAGGGCATTCCATGTCTTGTTAAATTGTACTTCACTTAGATTGTTATATAAACACTCTTCCTTTGCATAGATGTGATAAACCTTTTCCATAAATTTTTTTTACGCGGAATTTTTTTTGTAATTATGAATTCGTCTTTCGCATTATATATCTCTCGCGATCTGTCACCTCTGTAGGTTAGGGTAGTAGGTCGTTTTTATATACGGCAACGCCAACCGCAACGATAACAACGCCGCCCATAAACACTGTCGATTCACTGTATCATAGCACAGGGACTAACTGTAGTCAACCCCCGTGCTGCTAAGTATCACATATCAGATCTCATAAGATGTTGCTTTGACTGACTCTAGTAATCCGTTAACGTTGTCTTGCTGTAGTTTTAAAACTACGCTGCTAGTCTTGTTAGATGTGGAGAGACCTAAGAAGGCGTTGATGCCATTGTTAGACGTGATCCGCAACCGAAGACCGACGTTGACTGATTCGGTGCCGCGACGAAAAATAATTGTGCGACTGGTCTGACCTTCCTTGCTAGCATCGGCAAAGGTAGGGAGGAATCCATCAGCAATCAAATCTAGAACTGGATGCGCATCCGCAGCGAAGTGGTGGATCTGTCCTGCTTTGGTATCGGTGACGATGATGTCATAACCGCGCTGCTTTGCAAACGTGTCGCGAAGGAAGATGAGTAGATCACCAACGTCTAGAGAATCGAAAGCAGCGGCGCTGGTAAAGTTGAAAGCGTCCCGAAGGTCGTCAACCTCATTCAATCGTTCTGCCTCTGTAAGAGTGCGCAATTCAGAAACGATAGAGCGGAAGGCGTCGAACTTGCTCTTAAGAGCTGCAGGCATCTTGGTGGTATTAGACCAGTCGAAAGAACCGACCTTTGTGCCTTGCTTACGTTTGATTGAGATCAAACCGTCTTGCCCATAAGCGGCGTCGGCTTTCTGCTGAGTGCCGCCGCGATGCTCAACCGTATCGGAGAAGATGCCTAGGCGGTTGAGCGTTTCAATGGTCTGCTTCTCGTTAGCGATGCCGCCGTGGTGAACTGATCCGTCTGTCTTGTAGGTCATGGATGGTTGTGTTCCTTTGACTCTCTTATAATACATGAGAACCCCGCACCGGTCAACCCCTTTTGACCGGTCTGCAGAATCTCTTAATCTCTTTGCTTACTCTACTAGACTACCACCTGACAGGATTACTCAGGTCCTCTACGTAGCTATCAATCACCTTCTCATTCCCCTCCATTTCAAAGAGGTTCTCCCAATCAATATTATGTGGGTTGAAGTCTTCCATTACTTCTAAATCCAGGGTGATTCTGTAACGTTGCTTCTGTACCTGACTGATAGCGACTGACATGAGTTTGTCCCGGTGGTGATGACTTTACTAGTATAGACTGCCTGAGAGATATTGTCAATCTTCCAATCAGTATTTATAAGAAACACTGATATTTTTGCGATGTTCTGTGTGGGAATTGTTATCAGCGCCCCCTTGA